CGGGGCACCGCTCCTCACGCGATTCCGGGTTCCCGATACTGATAACAATATTGTAATTCGGAGGTGCTATGGGTAAGCGTGGTCCGTTGCCGGACCCGATGAGCCACCGCAGTCTCGATGGCCGTAATACGCTATCGCGTGCGGATATGCCAGCTCCGGCCCCGTATGTCCCGGACGCGCCGGAGTGGCTTGACGCTGCGGAGCGCGAGATATGGGATCGCCTCGCTCCGCAACTGGGCCGGCAGGGGCGCCTGTCGGATACTGACGCTCACGGATTCGGCCTGCTCTGCTCCGCGATGGCTACCAGCAGGGCGTTGATACGGTCCGTGCGCGAGGACGGCGTAAACGCATCGCTACTCAAAGAGGCGACCCGGTGGAATAGCGTGCTGTTGTCATGGCTAAAGGATTTTGGGCTGACCCCGGCGTCGCGGTACAGACTGCCCACGGTGAGAGATGGCTCGGAAAAAGACCCGCTCGACAAACTCATCGACGGGTAGTTCCGACGCGCTCCATCCGGCGGAGCGATACGCTACCGATGTCATCTCCGGGCGGATACCCGCGTGCAAATGGATACGCCTGTTGTGCGAGAGGCATCGAGCGGATCGGGCCGCGTGCGTTCCTGGGCCGCATCCTCGCGGACTGTATTTCGATGAGGCCGCCGGCCAGCGTGCGATAGATTTTTTTTCGCACCTGCGCCACTCCAAGGGCGAGTGGGCCGGGAGCGTGTTTGTCCTGTCGCCGTGGCAGCAGTTCGTCATTTGGTCGCTGTTCGGTTGGATGCGCTCCGACGGACGGCGCAGATACCGCACTGCCTACATCGAGGTTGCGCGCAAAAACGGCAAATCTACGTTGATGGCCGGCGTAGGTCTATACCTGTTCGTCGCGGACAAGGAACCTGGAGCGGAGATATATTGCGCCGCTACGATGCGCGACCAGGCGAAGATCATTTGGTCCGAGGCGCGGCGGATGGTGCAGTCGTCCCCATCGCTGCGGCGCCGCGTCGGTGTATACACTGGGCATCTGACGATAGACGCCACCGCGTCGAAGTTCGATCCACTAGGCGGCGATGAAGACACGCTCGACGGGTTGAACATCCACGGCGCGTTAGTGGACGAACTGCACGCGCACAAGACTCGTGATCTGTGGGACAAGGTTTCTACGGCTTCCGGTTCTCGCCGTCAGCCGTTGCGTTGCGCGATAACGACTGCCGGGTTCGACCGCCACTCGATTTGCTGGGAGCAGCGCGATTACGTCTGCAAAATCCTCGAAGGCATCATAGAGGATGATTCCGTTTTCGGCGCGATCTACACGCTGGATGACGAAGACGATTGGCTTGATCCGAAGACGTGGGTCAAGTCGAACCCGAACCTCGGAATATCCGTTTACGAGGACGAACTCGCGGAGCAATGCAAACAGGCCCGTGAGACTCCAACGGCGCAGAATTCGTTTCTCCGGTTCCGGATGAACATGTGGACGGAGAGCGAGACGCGGTGGATACCGGCGGAGCGCTGGAGCGCGTGCGGAACTCCTGTTGATCCCGAGGCGCTTCGGGGAAGGCAGTCGTATTGGGGCCTGGACCTGTCGTCCACGCTGGACATTACGGCATGGGTCGGCGTATTCCCTCCGGCGGTTATGGGCGACAAATATCAAGTCTTGTGCAGGTTCTTCGTTCCGCAAAACAACGTGGCGGATAGATGCCGCAAGGATCGCGTTCCATACGACACATGGATACGTCAGGGGTACATATACGCCACTCCCGGCGATGTGGTGGATCAGGAATACATCAAGGCGCAGATAATCGCCGATGCGCAGATATACGACATCCGCGAGGTTGCGTTCGACCGATGGGGTTCGGCGAAACTGGTAACGGAACTTGACGCGGAGGGGATAACTACCGTGGCGTTCGGGCAGGGGTTCGCGTCGATGTCGCCCGCGTCGAAGGAAGCGGAGAAGCTGATCCTCTCCTGCGGCATTGCGCACGGGAACAATCCGGTACTCGCGTGGATGATGAGCAACGTGACGATGAGAACCGACCCGGCCGGGAACATAAAGCCAGACAAGGGCAAGTCGAGAGAAAAGATCGACGGCGTTGTGGCGATGCTGATGGCGCTTGACCGCGCCGTTAGAAACACATCGGATATTTCCGGGTACGGTTCTCCGGAAGCAGAAATACTGACGTTCTGAAGGGGCCGATATGTGGCTTGTGGATGCCATACGGGGTATGGTGTCGCGGATACGCGCCGCGCTGTCGCCGCAGGAAGCGAGGATGATCCGCGAGATTCTTGGGGACAGTATCACGTCTTCCGGAATCGCCGTCGGGTCCGAATCCTCAATGCGCCTCGTGACGGTGCAGAATTGCGTGCGCCTTCGCGCATCGACGCTTGCGAGATTGCCGTGCCACTTGATGCGCGTCGTGAGTGGCGGCAAGGAAAAGGCGAAAGACCATCCGCTGTACGAAGTCCTGCTGAACCAGCCGAACTCATGGATGACCGCGCCGGAATTTTGGGAGATGGCTGAAGCGCATATATCGCTTACTGGAAACTTCTACGCGTACAAATTGACATCGCTTCGCGGCCAAGTGGCGGAACTCGTGCCGCTGAAGGACGGCTCTGTTGATGTCGAGCAGGATGAAAAATTCCGCCTGACCTACAAAGTCAGGATGCCGGACGGAAACACGCGGGAGATTCCGCAGGAGAAGATGTTCCACCTGCGCGGCATGACGCTCGACGGGGTAACAGGCGTCAACCCGATACAGTACGCGAGGGAGACAATCGGGCTTGCACTTGCGGGGGAGCAGTTCCTTGCGAAGTATTTCGCAAGCGGAATGCATCCGGGAGCGATCATCAAGCATCCGTTGCGTCTGAATACACAAGCGCACGCCGACTTGCGGAACATGCTGAAGGAGAAATACCAGGGCCTGGGCAAATCGCATGAATTCATGCTGATCGATGAGGGCATGGACATACAGTTCCCTTCGATCAAACTCGTGGACGCGCAATTCCTGGAGCAGATGAAGATGACGGAATCGCAGATATGCGGGCTGTTCCGCGTGCCGCTGATGTTGATCGGCGCGAGCAGCGCGACTCCAACGTATGCGTCGGCGGAGCAGTTCATGCTGTTCTACCAGATGTTTTCCGTTGACGCTCCGAAGTACGAGTCTGCGATTCGCAGGATGCTTTTAACGCCTGAAGAGAGGGCTTCGTATTTTGCGAAGTTCAACCTTAACGCATTGCAGCGCGGCGATTTCAAGACGCGGATGGAAGGGTATCAGGTCGCTATCAACACGGAGATAATGAGTCCGAACGAGGCGCGGGAACTTGAGGACTGGAACCCGTATGAGGGCGGGGACGAATACAGGACGCGTACCAGCACGGTAAGGGAGTCGCCAGCAAGCGATGAGGGAGCACAAAGCGATTCGGGGGTGGAAAGATGAATCTCAAATACAGGAATCAGCGCAACGCGGAAGCGGCGGCGAAGTATTGGAACAAGCCGTTAGACCGCCCGGATTGGTATCGCATCGAGGCGTCGTCGTCCGATGATGCGGCGGAGGTCATCATTTACGACGCTATTGGATGGCCGTTTAACGACGCCGGAGAATTCGTCCGGGCGGTTTCCGCGATTGATGCGAGGCAGCTCATCGTTCGCATCAACAGTCCTGGCGGAGATGTGTTTGACGCGATGGCCATCTACAACGCGCTGCGTTCCCACAAGTCGCGGGTGATTACCCGCATCGAATCGCTTGCCGCGTCTGCCGCGTCTTTCGTGGTTCTCGCCGGAAAGGAAGTCCAGGCATACCCGAACGCCATGATAATGATCCACGAGCCGTGGGTTGTCGCCGCGGGGAACCAGCATGACTTGCGCGATATCGCAGACGTGCTGGAGAAGATCAATACGAACATGGTGGATGTCTACGCGCAGAACAGCAACATAGGGAAGCGGGAGATGCGCGATCTGCTCCGCGCTGAAACTTGGTTTACCGCGAGCGAGGCGAAGGAACGCGGATTCGTCGATACGATTCTCGACGGCAAGGGAGCCAAAGCGGAATTCGATCTTTCCGTGTTCAGTCGTGTTCCAGACGGCATTCACGCCGAACGATGCGGCAGGGAACTGACGAAACGCGAAATCGAACAGGCCTTGCGGGACGCAGGGGCCACGGTGAGATTCGCACGCGCCGTTGCTGCGGGATGCGGCGGCGGCGGCACTTCGGACGGTTTGCGGGACGCGGACGGTCTGAAGGAAGAACTGAAACGCATACTCAACATCTTGTCGTAAAGGAGAACCAGACATGAGCGAAGAGATTAAAGGCCTCATCATGGAGATGGGGAAGGCGTTCGAGCAGTTCAAGGCGGCGAACGACGCCAGGATCGCCGAAATCGAGAAGCGCGGGCACGCGGACCCGCTGCTGGTTGAGAAGGTCGAGAAGGCCAGTGCCGGCGTCGGCGAGATTTCCGCGGAGATGAAGCGGCGCCTCGATGCCATTGAAGTCGAAATGGCCAAGCGGGACTTTCCCGCCGGCGGAAGGGCTGCGGATGCGACGAAGATGGCACATGCCGAGGCGTTCACGAAGTGGTTCCGCAAGGGTGTTGATGCGGGACTGCGCGACCTCGAAGTACGCGCCGGTCTTTCCACGATGTCCGATCCTGACGCTGGGTTCCTCGTTCCAGAGGAGATGGAGGCGGGGATCGACCGCGTGGTCGGAACCGTGTCCGCGATGCGGCGTCTCTCCACTGTTCGCGTCATCGGGACCGACACCTACAAGAAACTGGTTTCGCAGGGCGCGACCGGCGCCGGATGGGTCGGGGAGAAGGCGTCCCGCTCCGAAACTGATACACCGACTCTCGCCGAGATCGCCATCAACACTAAGGAGCTGTACGCGAATCCCGCCGCTACCCAGGCTATTCTCGATGATGCGAGGATCGACATCGGGGCGTGGCTCGCGGACGAGGTTTCCGTAGAGTTCGCGGAGCAGGAAGGCGCTGCGTTCATCAACGGGAACGGCGTGGAGAAGCCCAAGGGCATCAACGCATACACGAAGGTTGCCAACGCGTCGTATGCGTGGGGGAAGGTCGGCTACATCGCCACCGGGTCTAACGCCATCGGTAACGCCGATTGCCTGTTCGACTTGATGCACGCGCTCAAGCCGGCGTATCGCGCCGGGGCCGCGTGGCTGATGAACGACGCCACGCTGAACAAGATCCGTCAGATGAAGGACGGCGAGGGCAACTATCTGTGGCGTCCCGGCCTTGAGATGGGCGCTCCGGAAACCCTGCTCGGGAAGCCGGTGGAGACGGACGACAACGTGGATGACATCGGGTCTGGGAAATATCCGGTGTACTTTGCGAACTTCCGGCGGGCGTATCTGATTCTCGACCGCTTTGGGATTCGCGTTTTGCGGAACCCCTACCTGAATCCGCCTTACGTCTATTTCTACACGACGAAGCGGGTCGGCGGTGGGATCGTGATGTATGAAGCCATCAAGGCGCTGAAAACTTACGCGTCCTAACGGAGGATGAAAAAATGAAGGATCTCTACAGCAACGTTGCAGTCAGCAAGGTGATTGATCCCGTTGTGGGTGCGAACTCTTCCGCGCCCGCTGCGGTCGAGGTGGACCTGGCCGGATACAACTCTGCGGTGTTCTGCGTCTACGTTGGCACCAATGGCAGTTCGCTTTCCGGGTCGAATTACTGGACCTGGAAGATGGAGCACGCGGACGACAACGGTTCCGGCGCCGCTGGAGATTATGCCAACGTGTCCGCTTCGGACGTTCAGGGCGTTACTCCTGCAAGCGGCATCGTTCTCACTGTTGATGCCGATGCGGAGGACAACACGCTTTATAAGATCGGATACATCGGAGGTAAGCGGTTCGTCAAGATCACGACCGCGGAAACCGGTTCCGCGCCGGATCTGCCGCAGTGTGTTTTCGTCATCAAGGGGCATCCGCTCGATGCTCCTGTTGCCTGACCGTTCCCATAGCGGGATAGGCCCGGAAGGGTAATCCGGCCCTTCCGGGCCGCAACCAACGGAACACGGAAAGGAGAACGCGATGTCTTATACTCCCAAGGTCTATCGCAAGCAGGGCGGCGATGAACTTGTCGTCGCCAACGGCGGAAAGATCACCATCGAGAGTGGCGGGTCCATCGAGAACAGCGGTACGACCTACGTTGTCACCGAACCGGACGACTCTTATATCACCGTTAGCGGAAGCGACGAACTGACGCTTGGAGACGATGCGCTCGCGCTGCTCGTGCACAATAAGCGCGTCCGCTGCACTGTATCGGAAATCAACGCCGGGAAAACGCTCATCAGTGGGGTTACCGGATACAAGATTCGGATGATCGACTGCATGGCCATCGCCTACGGCGGGTCGGTTGGTGGAACGACCACGGTGGACATCCTCGGCACGCAATCGTCGTCGTCCGTGAAACTCGTTGCGTATGCGCAGACGAACCTCACGCAGAGTACGGTCCTCCGCGCCGGCGGTACCGGGGCAACGGTCCTGGCGAACGGGGCGTCATTCGCGGAATGCGACGCGGATGCCGGGATCACCATCGGGAAAACCGGTGACGATGCGACTACCGCAACCGGTGTCGATGTGATTATCTCTTACGTTCTCGTCGCGGCGTAGTCAATCAACCCGATCTAATGGGCCGGGAGCAACCCCCGGCCCTTCCCGTTTAATAAGCCCCGAGGGGGACATGGACATGAGAAAGGCATTCATTGCTCTTGTGGTTATTACCGCCTTCATCGGGGCGGTTTATGCGGCAGACCTTCCTTCGCTGGCGCAGTTCAGGAATACGTCGATACCATACTCCGGGAATATCCCGGTATATGGCATGTATCCGCGTACTGCGCCTTCGGTTTGTTACGTCGATAATGTGGCTCGCACAGTTGAAACGCTTGTGCAAAATGCCGGAGGAACTTACCTCGGTGGGTCAGACAATACCCTTACGCCGATAGCCGCGACTATATCCTGCAACGGTAATACGAGGTGGGCGTTTCAAGCGTCGCCATCTACGACAGTGGGGCACTATCTGCCAAATGAGTCAGCGTGGAATATTTCAGGGCCTGACGCAATCGGTCGTGTCAAGGGGATAGCCGCAGGTGCGACAGATAATGTGTCGTGTGCCATTACGCTCTGGTACTGACAGATGAGACTCATACGGTTTGCTGCGCCGAGTTTATTACCCGTAAGCGTATCGGACTTAAAGGCGCATCTGCGCTTGTACGATACCGATTCGGAACCAGCCCCTGGTGCGCCAACGGTTGCGCTTGCAAACGCTGGAGCCGGTAATGTGGACAACGGATCACATAGATACAGGATTACCTTCGTTTGCGGTTCATCGGAAACACATGGCGGGACGGTATCCGATGCTGTCACCGTTGTTGATAAAACCGGAAACGGGAAGGTGCGTCTTACGGCGATCCCGCTGGGCGGGTCTGCTGTCACGGCGAGGAGAATATATCGGACTGCCGCTGGAGGGACCGCATACCTGCTTGCCGGAACGATATCGAACAACACTGACACTACCTACACGGATAATGTGGCGGATGCTTCGTTAGGCGTGGAATGTCCTTCCGCGAATACCACCGGAGACGTGCAATTAACGTTGTATTTGTATTCTGCCGTGGAACACGCGGAAGCCATTATGCGCAGGAAGTTGCTGACGCAGACATGGGATTATTGGATTGATGCGTTCCCGGAGACTGACTACATTGATCTGCCGTTCGGGAATCTGCAAAGCGTCACCCATGTTTCTTATGTGGACAGCAGCGGAGATGTGACGTACCTCGCGGCCGGAACGGATTACGACGTAAATACGGCAGGAGACGGTGTAGGGCAGATCGTCCTTCCGTATGGGGCCTCATGGCCTTCGTTCACTCCGTATCCGTCGCATCCCGTGAGAATACGATTTGTCTGCGGATGGGCTTCGGCAGACGCGATACCTCCAGACATAGCGAACGCCGTGAAGATGATCGCAGCGGACCTCTACGAAAACCGCGGCGAGCGGATTACCGGAACGATTGTTACGGAAAACAAAATGGCCGAAATGCTGCTTGCCAAGTGGCGGCTGTGGGGTGATTTTTGAACATCGGCGCGATGCGTCATCGGGTGACGATACAGCAGGTGTCTGAATCGCGGGATGCTCATGGCGGGGTAGTTGAGTCGTGGAGTACGTTCGCCGTGGTTTGGGCGAATATCGCTCCGATATCCGGCCGCGAATACCTTGCGGTGAAACAGACGCAGGCGGAAGTGACGCATCGGATAAGATTGCGCTACCTGTATGGGATAACCCCGAAGATGCGCATTCTGTACGGTGATCGGATATTCGACATCAATTCGATAAGCAATCTGCAAGAGCGCGGCCATGAGATGGAAATCATGGCGACTGAAGCAGTGTCATGATCGAAGCGACGGTAACCGGATTCGCGGAGCTGGATAAACTGATGCGCGGGCTGCCGAAGGGACTTGAGGTCAAGGTCGTTCGCGGGATGGTCATGGCGGGCGGGCAGCTTGTGGCGAAGGAAGCGGCGGTAAAGGCGCCGATTGCCAACAAGCCGCATCGCTCATACGACGGGAAATATACCATTATGCCCGGTGCTCTGCGTGCCTCGATAAAGACGTGGAGGGTAAGGAAAGACACAAGGGCTACGGTTATGAATGTCGTCGGACCGCGCAAGTTTAGAGGGGTCGATACGTTTTACTGGAAATTTTTAGAGTTCGGCACGCGATATGTTTCTGCGCGTCCGTTTCTGCGTCCGGCGTTTGAGCACAACGTACAGCGGATTATCGACATGATGCGCTCCCGGATGGAGCGCGGAATCAAGAGCGCCTGGAAAAAGGTGGGATAGCGCATGGGGCATGAGGCGAAACTTTATACATTGCTCTATAGCGATTCCGGTGTTTCGTCGCTCGTGTCGAGCCGCATATATCCATGCGTTGCGCCGCAGGACGCTCCGCTGCCCTACATCGTATATCAGCGGGTGACTTCCGGGAGAGTGTATGACCTTGATGGATACGCTCATCTTGAGAACGTGAGAATGCAGATCGACTGTTACGCGGAAACATCGGTAGAGGCGTGGAACATAGCGGACGCAGTGGCGGATGCGATGCGCGGGTCGGGGTCATTCTCGGTAGGCGGAGACGATCCGATGGAAATGAGCGAAGACGGAGCGTTCCGCGTGTCGTGCGATTACTCGATTTGGGACAATAACGACTGACTAACTACATAATCACCTGGCAATAAAAAAGCCCCGGCAGCGGGGCTTTTTTATTTTGTAAAGAACGAAGCCCTCCCTGTGGGGGCTTTTTTATTTCCACGAAGGAGGGATTGCAAATGGTTACGGCAATCAGGGCGCAGGGGACGAAGATCAAAATCGAAACTGGCACAGGCGAGGCGAAGAACATTACCGCGATCACGAAGGCCTATCCTCCGGTGGTAACTGCCGCAAGCCATGGGCTGTCGGAGGGCGACAGGGTTACCATCGCATCTGTCGGCGGAATGACCGAGCTGAACGGGAACACCTATACCATCGACTATGTGACTACCAACACGTTCTGCCTGAAAGACGTTGACGCTTCCGGGTATGGGTCATACACGAGCGGCGGGACCGCGACTCCCGTTACGATGACGGCCATCGGTGGGGCGAAGAACATCGATACCGGCGGCGGGAAGACCTCCGAGGTAGATACTACCGACCTGGATTCCACGGCGAAGGAATTCGTCTCCGGCCTTCCGGATTACGGCGAGGCGTCATTCGAATGCAACGTCGATTTCTCCGATGCC